CGCGGATTTTCCACAGGCCCCCCAAGTAACGCTTGAGGTCGACGATAACAATAAATAAATATTAATGACTAGTCATTATGTTGGTAGGTTGCCACCAGCATCAGAGTTACTGTTACTGGTGGCATACTACTAATAAAATAACAACTACAGAAAAGAAAAGTATTAATCTGTTTATTTAGTAATAAGTCAAATTTTTAGTTTAAAGACATATTTAACAATGTTGATACTGACATTGTCCTCGGTCGTTTTATTTATATGTTTATTTAGTAATAAGTCAAATTTTTAGTTTAAGGACATATTTGAAGCAACTGATACTGGTTACTTCCTCGGTCTATGAATGATAAAATGATGTACAAAACACTAACATTGAGGATAATTGCGTCTCGACCTGTCGAGCATTTAAATCACCTAAGATAAATGTGCAAATCCAGCTAATCATCTTGGTATGTTCTAACATTATGTACCTTTTACTGTCAGACCGCTCGACTGGTCGCTTTCGCGTATACCCCTAGGTCGTGGCGTCTGTGATATGTAGATCAGTCTCAATGAGCAAACAAGGAGCGCGTTAAAGATCAATCAAACAAGCATAAATATGAACAAGGCCTCAGAAAAGTACGAATTTACAACGTCCTTTCGATAGTAGTTATACGCCTCATTTTATCATTTTATAAATAAAAATATAAAATTAAAAATTAAAAAGAAAAACCAAATTAAATAATAGCAAATATGGTGGTCGCAGGTACCATAATTTCAGGCACTAGAAACATACCGACGCCGACCGCCACAGCTGCGGCGGCGACACCAGTCATTTCTAACAAGTGCGTGATATGGTTACTGGGTCCATCAAATGTTGGTTGCTACTTCATCAGATCCAAAGGCATGGCCGGTCCCTGTCGGTTAAGTTGCGCCTCAACGTTCTGAATGACTTTGAGGTTGGCTGGTGGTGCAGCTTTTGTTAACTTAACGAACGGGCTGTTGGCTTGTGGAGTAAACTCGACACAAACCATGGTCTCGACTGTGTACGATGCGTCGGAGTTCATGTTTTCCAACACGATCGTGTTGCCCACCCAATCATTGTCAAAGGCAATGGTACCGCCGCCACTGTTACCGAACTCAGCTATAAAATTCGGCACAGTGAATGGAGCTGTGGCATTGGTGGCGTTTCCGAAGAAAAGGCCGATGGGTGTGCTAAAGATTGGTACTTGCTCGTAGTTGGTCCCGCGATGTTTCATGCGGATAATCATACCTTTCTCAGGTCGACAGCAATAGTTATCTGGCGGTGGCACTGGGTTTCCGGTTCCTCCGAAGCCCACGGTGCCATCCAAACCGTAGCAATTTGTGCTTAACGGTGCGTACGCCGTGACTACACCTGATGATCCAGATAAGGCTAAACCGAATCCAGTTGTTGGTGCTGTAGTTGAAGCGGACGTTCCAGTAACGAGGTTAGGAGCTGTAACGGCTATGTGATTCTCGAATGCTCGAAGCATTCCTGCGCAAGTGTTGACCGGTCCGGTATATCTAACGCGGATTGTGCTGGAAACAATGCGGACACCCGATGAGGTGTAAGGATCAAGGGCTGATGTGGCAGACCCAGGTCTGCTATTAGCCACAGTCGTTATAAATTCCGGGCTGATACCAATAGGCAATTTGCCGCTGGTGCCGGTAGCTCCATTTATCGTAAATGTGCTGTTGTTACTCGAGTAAGCGATGACGGGTGCAGGCAACCATGCTTGTTGTTGGAGGTAAATGGTCTGACCGGCTGAACCGGGTGAAATTCGATCGATGCTGTATAAGCATACTGCCATATGTTTTCCCGAACAACCGTCGGGTATAGATGGTGGCATGCGTGGTATAGTACCAAACATGCGACAGCATGTGTATGCATCATCGCGGGCCCCTAATACCATTTGGGACGTCGATTTCGCCAAGGTGCTGATGATTGTATCAGTGGAACGG